GATTTAGATTTTTTAATACTGGCTTTGACCATGATTTATATTTATCTGGTTCATAATATCCAGCAATAGTTAATAAACGCTGTTTTCCATCCAAAACAATAAACTTCTTTTTTTCTTTTTGATGTTCTGCTAATACAATTTCAGGGACCGGTAATCCAGATATAAGAGATTCAATTAATCTGCTTTTTCTTTCGTCATCCCATGCATTTCTTCTTTGAAAATCTGGATCTAGATCAAAATTAAATTGTTTTATTTGGCTAAGATATGTTTCAACTGTCCAATCTCTTGAGTATAAAACAATACTAGCATAATCATCAGGATCTGCATTGGTATCTTGCATATCTGAGTTAATATCTTCAAATGTTTCATCACAATACTCAACGTCTAAATACTTTTCAGTTGATTTAGGAAGATTTCCTCTTTTCATTTTTTATCCTCAAAAATAAATTTTTGTATTAATTTTGAATAAACTTTAGTTCGCCTTCGATATTGAGCTTGCCTCTGACAGGTTCACGAATGATCACATGAGGGTTGATGTCGTCCGGTTTGATCTTCATTTTTTTGGCAACGGCGACCTTCAACTTGTCACTTTGCAGAAAACCGTTTTTGTCCATGTAGTTCTCGCGCATCTCGGCCCAGAGTTGCAGGTACTTGAGTTCCTGCTTGGTGAAGCCACGCGGAGCAGCATCAAGAAATTCCCATATTTTTCCGGGCGTTTTGCCTGTCATGCCGAGCCCGTCCGCCACATAGACCACATAGGCGAGTTGGGGCTCGCCATAGGCATTGGCGGCCTTCTGACAGAGCATGGTTACGCTGACGATGGGGGCTTCCGTTTTCTTGTGCGCTTGTGTGGCGACGGCGACGGCGGTGGCGGCAAGGTCGGCCTGCGTCGCCTTGCTCTGGTCTTCGGCGGGGATAATGGTGATTTCCAGCCGATTGCGTCCGTTGCGTTCGTATTCTTTGTAATTGATGATTTTGACGACAAGCGGATGCCCAACGAGGGCAGGTGACTGCGGTGTCGCTTCGGATTGTGTCTGTGGGGCTTCCGCCGCCTTCTCTACCGGGGCCGCTTCCTTGTCGTCTTTGCTGAAAAAGGCATAGGCTCCGCCAATGACGAGGATGCCCACCAGCACGTTCACCCAAGTGGATGACTTTTTCTTTTCCTGCTCCTGTGTTGCGGATGGGGCTGGTTTTGGAGCAGGTATTTTCTCTTCCGGTTCTTTTGATAACTTCAGAGGGCTTTCAGTCGGAGTCTGTGTGGATACCGAAGAGGAAGAATCTGCTTTTAATGTTTCGATAGCGCGCAATACAGTTTGAGCATGTTCAGCACCTTCTTTATTTATGGTTATGAACGCTATAAATTCACCTGAGAGTGTAAGATACAATTTGTCTTTTTCCAGAGAACAGTCTCCAATACTGTCAGGTAGATAACTCTCTGCAAGTAAATCTTTTTTCTTATAAAGAAGTAAAAGGCGCTCTGAGGTGGCTACAATGAGCCAATTTTTATTGTTTCTTCCATATATACCCGAAGTAAGAGCAAGAATATCTTCAGTATCGTTAAGCTGACTAGGTATCTCTAACAATTCTTTAGATACAAAGCTCAGTTGATCTGCGCGAAGTTCCTTGAGTCTTTCCTGTACAGCTTTAGGATCTTGAGCCATTTTTCCCCCCTTGTTTGCCGTTGGTGCAATCCCCCGATTGCATCCACACGCGGCGTTATCGTTCACTGATACGGCCCTACATGCCACAGTCGGTAGCACCACTCGCAGAGCTGTCCGAGGTGGCATGTTGAGGATTGTCCCGGCGAGTCTCGGTGGGCGTCACCACGGCGCTCACGGACTCGACCAAGCGTTTGTTTTCTTGCTGTGCAAGGATAAGTTGATTTTTTGTAGCGATAAGTTCGTTTTTTGCTTCCAAAAGTTCGTTTTTAACTTGGAGCAGAATTTTAAGCTGTACGTTTTCGCGTTCCAACTCGGAGTTGTAATTGGCTGCGGGCGTTGGTGCCGTAGGCTTCGACAGAGGAGGGTAAGAAGAATCCGTTTTCTCCCCGTCAGCTTTGAGCATCTGTCCTTCACCGAAATAGAGCCAGTCCCGCGATAATTCAGGGTAAAGTACAAGAATTTTGGGGAGAAGCGGCCACAGGTTATCTTGCCGCTTCTCGCTAAGATATCCATTAAAGGTGGTTTGTGGAATATTTAGCTCAAAAGCGAGTTTTTTTACCGAACCTTTAGTTTTTGCAACTAGCTTAATTCGTTCAAATAAATCCATAGAACACCTTTTAGCTAAAAACTACTTGTAAAAACCTAATTTCTAGCATATAAGAAAAAAACAACAGTACACAATTAACGCATTTAACCTGAGCAACAAATACCAGAACAAAACTAAAGGGGCAACGACAATGACTATCCCAAGAGCTGTCCGATGCCGCGAGTGGATGCAGGAACGCTATATTACGTTCCCTGCCTTGGCAAAGCAGTTAGGTATGAAGAGTGAGGCAGGGCCGCGTATGCTCATTGCGAGGGAGACTATCCCTGTGGAGCGTTACAACCAGCTCCGTGCGCTTGGCTTTCCTGAAGACATCCTTCCTATTCCGCTCGATATTCCCCGTGGGCCTCGTCCGAAGGAGCCACGTTTTCCCGGTCTGATGGAACCCCATCAAGAGGCGAGTCATGTCTCCTGAGACTAAACAAGTTTAACCCGGCATCCCGCCGGAATCACGCAAACGGAAAGGAGAGTTTGGCATGAAAGAAGGCACACCGAACATCGGGGCAGTCTGCCAGCGGCTTGCCAAGCACGCCCCGTCAGGGCTGTCGGCGGAACAGATCGCCTATCGGCTCGGGCGTCCGTACAACACGCTGATGTCCGAGCTTTCGCCCCTGCGGGACACGCACAAGTTCGACGTGAACCTGCTTGTTCCGTTCATGAAGCTGGCGGGCTCCACGGAACCGCTGCACGTGATGGCCCGCGCCCTCGGCGGGGTGTACGTCGACTTCCTCCCGGTGTCGGACGCCGCGCATCCGGTGCATGGCCAGTGCATGGCCTCGGTGAAGTCGTTCGGGGACATGATGGTCGGCACGGCGAAGGCGCTGGAGGACAACATCATCACCAGCGAGGAAAGAAGGGAACTCGCCCGGCTCGGCTATAGGGCCGTGGGCGACATTTTGGCCCTGCTGCTCCAGATCGACGAAGCGGAGGCTCGGGATCGGGGCAGGGCGTAAAAGAACGCCCCCGGAGTTGCTGGAACAACGCCGAGGGCAAACATCCAGTGAGGACTGCTCAAATGGATAGAAATGAAATCTACACGGGCAAGGCAAGGCTTGTCAATCGCGGCAACGGCATCGTCCTGCGCTGCGCGACGAAGGGTGAGCTTGCGGAGCTTCTGGCGCTGCTCAGGGCGCTTTTCCCGCATGGGGGACGCATGAAGGATCTCATGGGGAGGGCTGCGGCATGAGGTACGTTATCGGAGACAGCGCCCGCCTCGTGACTCCCTATCGCGGTTACTCGTGGGTGACGATCATCGGCTACGAAGGCGACGGGTATTGCGTGGAACTTACTTCCGGCCTCGAAATCGTCGTCCGGGAAGACGAGTTGGAGGACGTATGAGCCTGAAAATCCGTGAATGCGCCATCCCGAAGTACAAAAAGGACTGGCCCGGCAGGACCCTTTTGATGAAGGAAGCCTGTCCGACGACACGTATGTCTCCCTATGAATATGGCGAAAGGCTCCCCTCGCTGATTGAGGCCGGGGTATTGGTGAAGCTTGAACGTTTCCTCTCCAAGTCGGAGGCCACCCTGAGCGGACACTCTGATCTGTATCAGTGGGCTGAGAAGGAAGGCCAGCGCGTCATCAAGATCGGATGGCGCTGTCCGAGATGCGCCGTCTGCCATGAGGACTACATCCCCGAATCGTTCATCCGCCAGAAAAAGGCCATTTTCGTTGAAGTCACCGGAACCGGAGAGGAGCAGGAAGCATGAGTGTCGTTGATCAACAGGTTAAAAACGGTCTTTTCGCTGCGAAGCTGGCATTATCCAATACTCGGTATAACAAGGGATTTGGAGCCGTCTTGTTCGGTTTTGACGATAGCGACAATGCATGTCTTTACGCTTTCGGCGATGGGGATCTCCATCCTGAGGCAACGGGAAAGGTGCTCATTCAGGGAGCGATGGATCTTGTCGAAAAAATTGAGAAACAAGACAAGGTGAAGCAGGGAGGCCACGATGGAGCGGCATGAGTTCGACGCGGCCTATGCCCGCATCTGCAAGGTCTGCGGCATGAAGACGCAGACGGAGCTTTCCGCGTATCTCGGCATCCGCCAGAGTTCCATCTCCGACGCCAAGCGGCGCATGATGATTCCTGCCGCGTGGCTGTTGACCCTTTTGACCCGCGAAGGCGTGAACCCTGCGTGGATTCTGACGGGCGGAGGTTCCAAATTCTTGGTTCCGGCCTCGTTGCCTCCGAGCGCGCCCACGCTGCTGCTGGCTCGCTTGGCAGGGCCGGAGCTGGAGCAGCGCATCCGGGCGGGGCTGATGAGCGTGACGGAATGTATCGCCGAAGACATCCGGGCTCTCGCTGAGGGCAAGGAGGAGAAAGGGGAATGATCGACCTGCTCGTTGAGTACCGCCACTGGCTTGCCGGGACGGTCATGGGCGTCGGCTTCGTCGGCCTGTTCATCCGGCAGGAGGTGGCCCGCAAGCGCCGCCTTCGCCGGATGGCGAGGGAATGCCGCCATGAGTCGGGACAGGAAGGGTAGCCCCTCCGTCTCGCCGTCCGAATCCTCGGAGGCATGGCTTGAGTCCCATGCCTCCGAACTGGTGGACTGCGGGAGGATGCGTTGCCGGATGCTGGCCCGCCATTGCGGGACGCGGGAAAGCTGTTTCCGCGGCGGGCGGTGTCCGAAGGCTCCGCGAGGCGCGAGGCCCGTCCAGACCGAAAGGGCGTCCATGCCCATGTACTACGCAAACCCGGATTGTTGAGATGAAGCTGTTTCGCAAGGAAAAGAAGCCCGCAGGGGCGTACTGCTGCCCCATCTGCAAGAGGGGCTATCGGCACGCGGGCATGGCCGAACGCTGCACGAGGACGGCGGTGTGCCGCTTGTACAACACGCCGCCAGCCGAGGTGCGGGAGGCGTGGAGGCTTGTCGGCGGAGCCGCGTCGTTGGGGTGGTTTCTGGCCCATCCGATCCTCGGTACCGAGCCGGAGGACTCTGGGCTGTATGGAGCCGCGAGAGCCGTTCAGGACACGACGGGGGAATTGTTCGCGGCTTTGCACAAGGTCTTCCCGTGCGCTGATCATGTCCGGCGCGCGCTGCACGCCGCGCTGATGGGCGAGGTAGCGGGGATATGGCCTCCGGGCCATCCCGCCCACCTCGGTCATGTCGGGGACGTGATCCGCTCGGTGATCTGCGACGCGAGGGGCGAGGCCGTGGCCCGCGCCGTGCGGCCGGGGCTGCTGGACGGGATGCGCGAACTGGAGGAGCGCGTGGAAGCGCTCTATGGCGAGATCATCCCCGAAGGCGAAGCCGACTATGAGGAAGACGCCATCATGGGCATCGTGCGCCTGAGCGATGCCGTCATCGGCCCGAAGCCCGAAGGCCGCAAGCCGTCGCTCTACCTCGTCAACGGGCGGCATCTCGTCGTCGGGCGGGGCAGGGCGGACGTGCGCCGGGTCATGATGGGGTTCGGGCTCTCGAAGCCCCGCATCCAGGGCATCAGCCCCGGCGAGAAGTTCGAGGACGGGCGCACCGCCGAGGACATCATCAAGACAGCCGTGCGCGTCCCGGCGCTCATCGGACGCATGGAGGAGTGAGCATGTCGCAATCGCATGAAAAGCAGCTTGTCGAGGCTCTACGGGGCATCTTGGCCACAGGCGATGACGGAACATCGCTTGAAAGGGATGAAAAGATCCTCAAGGCCATCAAAGAGGAGTTGGCTCCGCTCGTTGAGCTGGCGGCGACTCCGCACAGGGAATATATGGATGAGAAGGCGGCGGCTCTGTATTGCAGCATTCCCATTCAGTCGCTTCAAAAGAAGCGTCACCACGGTCATGGTCCGGTCTACATCAAGGACGGCACCAAGGTCTTGTATGCCCGCAAGGATCTTGAGCGATATATGGAGCAGAGGAAGGTCAAGACTTGTGATCGGTAGCTGTCTGTTCAATGAGTTTGAGGGCTTCCCATTTGGCGTCGGGGCTGAGTTTCGCGTACCGCTGCGTCGAACGGGTGTTTTTATGGCCCACAAGCGTGCCTATGGTGTACAGAGGGACGTTTTTGCTTGCCAGCCAAGAGCAGAACGTGTGGCGCAGCGTGTGGAAAACGACTTTGTATCGTCTGTCGGTGATGCCGTCATTCAGGCCAAGGATAGATACGGCCTTGGCGAAGGTATAGCGCAGTCCGCCTTGGGTTATCGGTTTGCCCTTGTTGGAAAAGATAAACTCGGAAGGTTGTTGCGGGGCGATGCGTTCCAACATGGTTTTGACCGTGTCGTCCATGTAGGCGACGCGCTTGCCCATCTTGCCGTCAACGTGGATGAAGCTGTTCGTAAAGTCCAAATCTTGTCTGCGGAGCTGGAGGATTTCCCCCAGACGCATACCCGTGTGTGCGGAGAGCAGGGCAATCCGGTATACGCGGCAGGACAGGTTTTGGAGCAGATCGAGCAGCCTGTCGAGTTCCTTCGGCGTGAGGAAG